GGTGCCCCACGACCAGATGCCGTAGACCAGGTCGCGCCATTTGCGGCGCAGCGGCGGGGTGGGGACCGTGGGGATCGGTGATTCAGGCATCAGAGTCCTTCCTGCAGTGTTCCCAGATCCAGCGGGTGAGCCAGCCCACGAAGTACGCGGTCGGTTCGTCGGTGCCGGTCGGGGTGTGACCGATGTGGTTGAACAGTTCGGAGGCTGCGTGGCTGGCCTCGTGCGCGCAGGAGTCGATCAGTTCGCCTTCGCCGTGGTGTTTCGCGACGTCGACCCAGAGGATCAGGTGCGGGACCGAGAGGCCGCTGTTCGGCTCCCAGACCGCGAACTGGGCTTGCCCGGCACTGGTGGGCAGGTCCTCAACGAAGTCGAACCTGCGGCGCAGCCACGCCCACTGGCGGGCATTCGTGGCGCAATACACCTCCGCCCCGTACACATCGACCGTGTGATGCGCGGGACGAGCGGTCATGCTGCGTGCAGCACGTCGAGGTCCTCGATCCGCACACCCCCGCCGGCGCCAGGCTTGTCACCCTTGGACAGGTTCGAGTTCACGTACACACCGGCCTTGAAATACGCGACCTCATCCTCGATGACGCGGTCGACGTCGAGCCCGGCACCGTTCGCCTCGAGGTGGATCCCGTCCGGCGTCGCTTCGATCAGCCAGTCGAACGGCTCACCGAAGCGGACCACCGCCAGCCGGCGCCGGATACTGCTACCGGGGCCGAGCGACTCGGAGAGGTACATCTGGATCAGCTGGTCGTCGATCGCGCGGGCCAAGAGCATCACGACGTCGTCGACGTTGTCGTGGATCTGGCCGATCACGATCTCCGGTTTCACCACAGGTGTCTCGAGGATCGCGAACCGGCCAGTGAGTCGGTGGACGCCTTCAGCGCTCGACCAGGCGGCCTTGGCGGTGCCGTCCATCTCGCGGAACTCGTCGCGGCAGTAGTTGGAGCCCGGCGTTGTCGCGCCGTCGATGGGTGCGCGCAGTTCGATCGAGCCGTCCGGGTTGCGGCGCAGCCACTCGCCGGAGTAGGTGGCCAGCTCGGGGTTCAGGATTTCCCGTGCGCGGCCGCCGGCGTCTTCAGCGGTGGTCAGTTTCCAGGGGCGCAGGTCGATCGAGAACCGTGGTGGAGGGTCCGCGAGGAGTCTGGCCAACGTTCGCGGGCCGACCAGGCCGTCGGCGCCGGTGCCTTTCCATCCTTGGGCCAGCTGCCATGCCTGGACGCGGTCCCTGAGGTTGTGCATCAACCGGGTGGGAGGGAACCCGTGCGCGGTGAGGCGCGCATCGAGGACCGCGAACTGTGGCCCGTGCTGCTGCATCCCGAAGTCCTCGGGGCGGTAGGTCGTCACGGGATCACGATCCGGGCCTCGATGCGGCGGTGGTCCGACAGCTCCAGTGACGTGTTGTCCACCTGGCCGCCGGTGATCCGTGCCTGCGACGGAATGGTGAGGATGGTGCTGTAGTCCTTGCCCTTGGAGGGGAACTCGGCTAGCGACTCGTTGGCGATCGCCGCCTGCTCCTTGAGGTCACGGAAGCCAAGAGCCCGCAGGGGTGCCATCAGCATCTGGTTGAAGTCACCGGGCAGAACCACCGGGCCGTCGACGCTCCGCACGAGGTCGGCGAGCCAGCGGCTGTATCGCGCCTTGCCGGCGTCGCCTGCCTCCTGCTTGATGGGAGCGTGCGCAGCGACGATCGCGACATGCTGGCCCGTCTGCTCGCGCTTGAGGTGCGTCACGAACGCGCCGCGGTTGGCAACACTGGACCGGTAGCCGGCCGACCAGCGGTCGATGTCCCAGCGTCCGTCTTCGGCGTAGAAGATCTCCATGCCGGCGGGGCCGCCTGCGACGGCTTGGCGGTTCGCGCGGCGGAAGTCCGGCCCGAGTGCTGTCGAGATCGTGGCGACCTGCTCGGCCGTGAACACCTCGGTGAAGACATGGATGGACGCCTCAGTGCCGACCTCGGAGCCGCGCAGCTCGCGGATGATCCCCGCCGATCGAGGTGCCCATGCACGCCCGAACCACGGCGCGTAGGCCTGAGCCCAGAACGACAGATCGAACACCGTCGCATTTCGGCTCATGGCAGGCGCAGCGGCGTCGATGAAGCGTGGGGGCCGATCCGACTGGTAGGCCGCTGGTCCCTGCACGAACTCGGCGTAGTGCAGATGCGCGCCGGTGACGTTGCCGGTCGCGCCGGACAGGCCGAGGCGTTGTCCTGCTTCGACCTGCTGACCGGCGGTGACGTGCTCGGCCGACAGGTGCCCGTACAGGTGCCAGATGTTGCCTGTGCGGATCACGACGTGGATGCCGAACGCGGGGCCGTAGCCGCCCCACCCTGCATGGACGACGGTGCCGCCGGTGGTCGCGACGACAGGCGTGCCGGGATCGCAGCCGTAGTCGACGCCTCGATGGATGTACGCCGGGTTGAACCGGGCACGCTGGCGGTAGCCGAGAGTGACAGGCCAGCGGGTTGCGACAGGACGGACCATGGCGCTGTCTCCTCGAGTGAGTGTTGAAGTCGGACCCGGCCGCCGCATCCCCGGAAGGCACACGGCCTTGACCCCGCGACGGCCGGGCTTCGAGGACCGCGGATCTCACGACGCGCGTCCCCGTGATGCCGCGCTCTGCTCGCCGGAGTGGTGGCGGCGGCGCGGACGTTCTACTGCAGCGAAGAGATCTGGCCGCTCACGCCGCCGAGGACATCATTTGCGATGCCCTTGACCGTGTCCGTGGCCTTCCCCGCGTCCTCCGGGAGAGGAACGGTGGGAAGGCTTGGAACTTCGAGACGGCGGACCGTTACCACCGCCCTCACTGGAACGCTGTGGCGTCGACGTCGTGCCGCTGGTGACACTCCTGCGGACGATGCGCCGTGTCGTCGACGAGGACGAGTCACCGTCACCGCTGGAACGGCGGATCGTGACACCGGCCGGGATCAGCTCAGCCGGGATGTCGTACCCCAGGCCAGTGAAGTACTCGATGAGACGTTTCTGGTTCGCGGCGATCGCGTCGTTCTGCCGCTTCATGTCGATGAGCTGACTTTCCAGGGCGACGTTGTCACCCCTTAGGCCCTTGACGATCTCGAGCAGTTCCCCACGCTCGGCCGCGTGCGCCTTCGCCTCAACATCGCGCTGATGGGCGCCAGTCACCGACGAGTACACCACCGCGAACACGATCACCAAGACCGACAGAGCCCCGATGATCGGCGGCCAGCGCGGCGCCTCACGCATCGCGATCTCGACCCATCTCGGTGCCGTCGTGCCGGTCCTCACGCTTCTGCCGCTCCAGTGCGGTGTACTGCCAGGTGCAACCGAGCGCCAGACCGATGTCGGAGAAGACCACCATCACGAGCAGCCACGTGGGGAACAGGTCCACGATGGACGCGACGAAAATCCAGACCAGCAGCTCGACGATCGCTTTGGCCAACACCGCACACGACTTGAAGAACAGCGCCCGGCCAACGAAGTCCGCCCGCCAACCTCGGCCGAGGCCGTATCGGGTCACGAACAGCGACTGCGCGACCACGACGACGATCAGCAGGACGAGGGTCAAGTCTCGGATGTCGCTCACCGCATTGAATCCTTCGCTCTGGCCGTCCACCCGTTGATGACGACGGTTTCGTGCCGCAGGCCGGCGTTGACCTTCTTGACCAGCGGCCACTGCGCCTTGACCCGCGCAACCTGGTCGGCTGCCTCTTGGGCGTCGACGGCCGCCTGCCGCGCGTCCTCAGCCGCCTTCTGTGCGTCGGCGGCCGCGGATGCCTCACGGAGCCGCCATGGGCGCCACCTCATCGCTTTGCCTCCATCGCCACTCGGAGCCCTTCGACGACGTGCGTGATGGTGCGGTTTGCTTGAATCAGATCGCTGTTCTGCTTCAGCGCCTCCGTCAACGCCTCCTCCTTGGCCTTGAGCTGGGAGTCCTTCGCCGCGATCTGTGCGTCCCTGGAGTCGAGTTGTGAGAGGACGAACCGGTACTCGGTGTCGGTGTGGATGTTGCCTCTCATCAGCAGCCACCACGAGGTGACGAGGAGGGTGGTGATGATCGCGACGACACCGACGCCTTGGAAGAGGCCGGGTGGGAGGAAGTCCATCGCTCACCCCTTCGTCGGCGGCGTCGTGGTCGGTTGTCCGGTGCGTTGGGTGCAGATGGCGTGCAGTGATGCCGCTGGGCTGCCGGAGATCCCGTTCGGGGACATCACCGAGACGATCAGCCGCTTCTTCTCCTTCCGGACGACCTTGACGTCGGTCACGCGGGCGGAGCGCAGGAAGTCCACGTCGTAGTCGGTGCGGGGCATCTCGCGTGACAGCTCGATGACAAGCTCGACAACCTGTTCAGGTTGTGAAGCCGGGATGGGCGCGGATCCCACTGCCATGTCGGTGATCACGCTGTCACCCGCACGGGTTGTTCGGAGTCGGGCCCGGGGCCGGCGTCGACCCGCCAGTCGACGGGGCGGACTGCCACGGCCAGTACGCGGACGGCAGCGCCACGTTGTAGAACGCAGCACCGGCACCTTCGGACGTGATCCAGAACGACAGGCCGTCGCGGGCCATCGTGATGCCCTCAGGCTTCACCTGTGACGGCACGCTGACGGTGTCAACGAGGGCCCAGCTCGTGGCGTCGTGGACGAACACGATCGTGTTGTGGCCCTCGCGGCGGAACAGCACGAACCGGCCATCGAGGGTGAACGTGCCATCTGACACGTCCGACGGCATCGCCTGCGGCTGCCGCACGCACTTGTTCTTCACCCCCGACTGCAGAGCAGCCGGCAGCAGGTACAGGCGCCCGTTCCCGCCGGCCTTCTTGGTCACGATGTAGCGGGCCTGAGTCACCGGGTGGATCAGGAAGCACTCGGCGTTCTTCGCCCCGTCGTCCTTGCCCTTGGCGTTGACGTACTTGATCGGGTACTTGGTGCGAGCGAGCGCGCCTTGGCCGGTGCCGAGTCCGGGTTCGGGACGCATGAAGATCGCGCAGTTGTCCCGGTTCCCGTCGTTGTCGCCGATGTCGGCGTACCAGAGGCGACCTTGGTTGTCGACGCAGATCGCTTCGGGGTCGGTGATGCTGCCACCGTTCGCCCAGGAGAAGTCGATGACGGTGTCGCCGGTGACGGTGGAGACACCGAACACGTGTGGGGTCGTGTTCTCGTCGTTGCACGTGTAGAGCACGTTCGCGTGGACGACGGACATCGCGGCCGATGAGGCTTCGTCGATCCGGCCATCAGTGAACGCGACCATCGCGGTCAGCCGATCTTCCGGATGTACAGCCGGGAGATCGTCGAGGAGGAGTGGTCGGTCGCCCCGGCGCCTGCTAGGTACAGGTCGAGTTCGACGGTGTCGTTCGCGGCGAGAGGCTCCCCTTCTGTGTAAGGGGTTCCCGCCCAGAGACCGTTGCCGCCGCCCGAACTGGCAGCAAGGACGACAGAGCCGCCAGCGGTGTACAGGCCGTTCTTGGAGATCACGACATCGACCCGGTTGGAAATTGCGACCTTACTGCGCGCGGAGATGTTGTACTTGCCGGCCTGCAGGACGGTGATGACGCTGCCGGACACCGAGAAAAAGTCGGTGTCGTTGTGAACGGTCGTGGCGAGGTTCACCTTGGTCGCCGTGTTCGCGAGTATCCCGGTCGTCGCGGCGGATGCGACGAGTTCGCAATATGGCTGATACAGGACGGCCTCGACAGCTTCGGCGAGGGCCTTCATGTCGCGGGGCACATTGTCCGAATCGCTCAGCGTGGGGTACGGCAGAAGCAGTTTCGTTGTCGTAGCCACGGGCGCTCCTAGACGGTCTTCAAGCAGATGGGTGGACAGAGATTGGTGACCAGCGCGACACCGCGATCACCGACCGAGTAGCTGGCGCCGGACAGCTGCAGCGCGGCCACTGGTTCACTGCCGCCGGCGAGGTAGACGGTGAAGTCCGGGGCTGTGGTCGCGACCTTGAACATGCGGTACTGCGACGCCTTGATGTCGATTTGCCGCAACAGTTCGTCACGCAGGTCTGCGAGCAACTTGGCGAGGAGCCCGCCCGGTTCGCTCATACCGTCATCAGCTCCGTCTCGTACAGGGCGGTGTCGTTTCCCCGTGCCGGTGACGTGCCGGACTCGAGGTCGATCGACATCGCCGTCAGCAGGTACGTCTTATCCAGCCCCGGGTCGGTGCTGGTCCGTGTGGCCGTGATGTCGACCGGGTCTCCGACCTCGAGGAGTGGGTTCGCGACGACGGTGACGTCGGCGGTCTCTTGGCCCTTCAACAGGCGCTGCAGTTTGGCTTCACCAGCGAGCTGTGCTTCGGCGGCCGTGTTGATGGTCTTGACCTTCAACTCGAATGGGCGCAGCCCGATCTTGTCCTCGTGCGCGGGATGGTTCGGGTCCGCAAGCCGGACGGTGACGTAGTCCCAGGTGGCGAGCGGGTTGTCGGGGATGACTGCGACGGCGTTGTAGATCCGGCCGAAGTCTTTCGCGCGGATGCCGCTACCACCGACGATGGTCCCGGACGGCCCTGTCGACAGTTCAGCGACCGGGATAGTGCTGGCGTCGATCTCGGGCATCTTGCGGATGATGAGCCGGCCGGCGCCGTCGAAGTACACGTCGAGGCGGCCCTCGGCGGCCAGATCGGTGATCGTCTGGGTGCGGGTGGCGTTGATGACGACGCCTTCGAGGCAGATGCTGCCGCCGTGGTCGAGGATCACAACCTCAACGCCAGGGATGACAGCGGTGACGATCCCGGCGATGAACGTCGCTCTGGTCACCAACGTGACGGGCAGCGGTTGGGTGAAGGGGACACCTTCGAGCCATGCCCACGGATCGATGAGACTCAACTCGACCTCGGACTCGACAATGCGCGTGGATCCCTGGGCGGCATACCCGTGGAACACGGGAACCATTTCGACGTCGTCGGCGGAGACGCGTTGCCCGATGCCAATGTCGAACGTCGCTCCGGGACGTTGCAGGAGGGTCCACAGTTCGCGGGCCTGGACGTCGAAGGACACGACTCGCAGGCCGTTGACGTTCGAGCGGGGACCCTGCCCGGCGGTCGAGTCGATCATGGCGCCGGAGACCAACTGCAGCGCGAGCTCGCCCTCGTCGGGAATGGTGGCGGTGACATCCTGGGTGAACGTCGGATTGGCCTTCAGCTGGTCCTTGAAGGCTTGGGATGCAGCACGCATCGGGGCTATCCGGTCAGACGTTGGAGGTAGGTGCGGCCGCTGTTGACGGCGTCGCCGTACGTGCCGCCCGCGATGACGTCGTCGGCGTAAGTGCGACCGAAACTGGCCTCGATCACCGGTGTCCGTACCGGTGTCAGCAGAAGAGTTATGGTCGATTCCTGCCCTCGGTCGAGGGTGGGCAGGTCGCGGCGTTCGATGGTGACGTCACCGACGGAGAACCAGCCTTCCGGCAAGTCCAGGTCCCATGAGCTTGGGGACCGCAACAGCACAGGATCGTTCGACTTCAATGGCGCGAGGACAAGGTCGCGGGCGTCGAAGTCGGCAGTGAAGAGTTGAAGCGTCCGGTCGGGGATTCGCCGCGGCCCAGACGTGACGACCACTGGCAGGTCGGAGCCTTCGATCTCCAGAACGTTGCGGCCGCTCGCCGGCGATGTCAGCGACTGGGAAGTCTGCTCGGTGATGTAGACGTCGCCTTCGACACCGTCGGGTCCGGTGTCGATCTTGACCGACAGATTCGGTGTGGTCGGGTGGATGAGCCAGGCAGCGGCGCCCACGAGGGTTTCTGTGTCGGAGCCGAACACCGGGGTTGGCGAGGGCGGCGTGAGCGTGACGGTGACGTCGTCGACGACTGCCGCCTGCTGGCTCGCCCCGAACTTCCGGATCGTGAACGCCGAGACGTCGGTGACATAGACGGCGCCGGCGCTGTCGGTTGTGACGGCGTACGGGTTGGCGAAGCGGGTGCCGCCCGAGACGGTGCCGTCGAACGAGTAGAGGAACGTGCCGGTGTTGGAGAACTTCTGGATCCGGTCGTTGAAGTTGGTGTCGGCGACGTAGATCTTGTCGGAAGCGTCGGCGCGAATCCCGACGGGGAATCTGAACTGGCCTTCGCCGATGCCCTTGGTGCCCCACTTCGTTTGCCAGACACCGGAGGAGTTGAACTTCTGGACTCGATGCCCGCCGCTCAGGTCGTCCGCACCGTACTCGGCGACGTACACGTTGTTCGACGAGTCGCTGGTGATTCCGGTCGGGTATCGGAATGCGCCGTCGGCGGTACCGAATGACCCGAACTTGAGTTGGAACACGCCTGCGCTGTTGAACTTCTGGACGCGGTGCCCGTTGAACTCGGTGACCCAAATGAAGCCGGCCGAGTCGACGCAGATACCGAGCGGCAGATTGAACTGCCCATCGCCTGAGCCAGCGGTCCCGAACTTCGACGAGTAGACGTAGGTGCCGCCCGAGGGTACGAACTTCTGGACTCGGTTGTTGCCGCCGTCCGTGATCCACATGTTGTCGGAAGCGTCGAAGGCGATATTGCGGGGCGCGTTGAATTGGCCGTTGCCCGTGCCATAGCTGCCAAACGACAACTGGTAGACGCCGGCCGAGTTGAACTTGTGGATTCGGTGGCCGTAGAAGTCGACTGCCCAGATGTCGCCGGCCGAGTCGATCGCGACGTCAAAGGCGGCAAAGTTCAGGTCCGTAGTGAAGGGCAGCCCGGTATCCCAAGCCGAAGGGAATGACAGCGACTGGGCGGGGTCGCCCAGCGCGGCCACGAGTTGCACCTTCGTCGGGACACCTGAGTACGTCGTCGAGATCGCCGTGTACGACGCTCCGGCCAACGTGACAGTGCCGCCGGAGAACATCATCGAGAAGGCACCCGAACCTGCGGCGACCACCGGAGACCCGGAGCCTGTGAGGACGACTTGGTTGCCCACGACCGAAGCAGTTGCAATCACAACGTCGGAGGCGTCAAGGATCCGCACGGTCGTCCAGTCGACGTCGAGGGAATCCAAGGAACCGATCGTGCCGGCGGCCGTGCGGGTGATGGTGGCGCCGTCGGTCGACGACGTTGCGGTACCTGGCGATGCAGACCAGCCTGCGACCGTCGCCGTCCACGACGACAGGTTCGACCACGTCTCGATGAAGCCTGGCGTGACCGTGAGGACCTCGGCGTCGACGGTGTAGACGCACGCCTGGTCGTAAGGGGCGTCGTAGTCGTAGACCACCGACACGCTCGACCCAAGCGGAGCGACCGCGCGGATCGGGACCCCGTCACGGCGGACGACGATCGACGTGAAGGTCGACATCAGGTCTTCGGTATCGAGGTCCAGGCGCATCCGCGGCGGTTCCTCGAGCGGGGCCGGTTCAGCGGTGACGGTGAACAGCATCAGCGGATCGCCCCCACCACAGTCGACGCCACACCATTCGTGATCCGCAGCTCGATCTGACCGATGCCCTGCTGCCAGTCATCGATCCGGAAGTTCGCTACCTGCACACTCGGGGACGCGCTAGCCAGGAACTCACCGGTAGCGGTCCGCAACGACTCGATCTGGTTGTACGTGTTCTGCAGATCCATCACATCCGACGCAGGCCCCGACAACAGCGCGTTCGCAGCCCGGGTCCCGGTATCGATACCCATCGCGGCGATCTCCTGCAAAAGCATCCCGCCGAGGCCACGCTTCTTCAGCTCGCCGAGCTTGCCCAGGAAGCCCTGCGCCTTCGCCAACCTGGTCCGAGCCCAACCAGCCACGTTCATCGACCCGGGCGTCGACCAGGGGTTCGCGGGTTCGCTGAACCGCGACGCAAGATCGAACGTCCCCAACCCCGATGTGAGGGTCTCGATGTAGTCGTGCATCGGGCCCTCTTGCCCAGCATTGAGGCGAGCGAGTTTCTCCTTGGCCTGCTGCAGCTTCAGCGCGATGATCCGAATCTCACGCTTCGACTTCTTCTCACCCGGCACCCCGGTCGACGACGCTGGCGGGTTCTTCGCCTCCTTCAGCTCCTTGCGGAGACGGCGGACATCTTCCTTCGCCTCGAGGCGCTCGAGCTCGATCTCGCTGGCCGTGGGAGCGATCGCTCCGCCTCGAGCGAACCGCGGCAGGCTCCCCGCCAGCGCGGCATTCCGCAGTCGCCGCATCGCTCCGTGGCCGCCGGCTGCACGGACCTCACGCGCGGTCCACATGTGCTCATCACGGGACGCCATGATGTGCACCGAGTCGGACGTCGTAGTCCCGGGACCAAAAATGGGGCCACCCCGGGCGCGGCCACCGCCAGCCTTGCCGCCACCCTCTGTGGAGTTGTCACCCATCCGTCCGCCGGTAGCGGTGGTGGTCCCAGCGTTCATCAACGACCGGAGCTTCGAGGCGAGCGAATCAACCTTCGCCTCAGCTGCCGCGGTGTCCACGTCTGCGGTTGCCTGCGCCTCGGTGCCATCGAAGTCGGCCAGCAGGCCTGTCAGGTCAACGACGCCGTCCTCGGACTCCTCAAGCCCAAGAACCGATACGAGTGTCGCGACCTGCTCCGGCGTCAAGTTGTACTGCTGCTGAAGCGCCTGAACCTCCGCGAGAGTCTGGGGCGCTCCTTGGGCCAGAATCCGTGTCACGACTTGCTCCGGCACGCCAGCCAACGCCTGCTGCAACGTCTGGGTCGCCTGGTTGACCTGTAGGACCTTCTGGCGCTGCCGTTCGTATTCAGCGTTGACCGCTTGGATCGACGACAGGATCTTGCCGGCCACGCCTACGGCCACGGGGTTGCCCGAGACAAGAGCTTGATCGATCGCCGCCGTGACACGCTTCAGTGCGTCGGCCTCGCCCAACGAAGCCGAGACGAGGTCCTGCGTCGGGATTCCGATCGCGGTCGCGTCACCGAGGACGCCGTCCTTCTGTAGCTTCATCGCCGCGACACGGCGGGTGAATTCGCTGATCTGAGCGTCAACGCCCTGCAGCGTCGAAGCGAAGTCGAGGACATCCTTCTGCGCGGTCTTCGCACCTTCGCCGCTGTCGATGAACGAAGCACCGAGGCCAGCGAGGCCGCCGATGGCACCGCCGATCAAGGTGCCAGGGCCTGGGAAGAACGAACCGATACCGGCACCGATCGCGGCACCGCCGAGAGTCCCGGCCAGCGCGTCCACGGTTTGGCTCGTGTCATCTGCTGCGACAGAGAACGCCGTCAGGCCCGCGCCGGCCGCTATCAGCCCGCCACGCCGGAACAGTGCGCCGCGGGACACGGCGGCTTCCGCGACACCCAACGAGATCAGTGCGGCGCGCAGCGCAGTGACGCCGGTAACAGCCCGTGTGAAGACGAAACCACTCAGCCCGACCACCGCGGTCATGGCGACGGTCGCGCCGGTGATGTCCTTGATCGGTTCGGGCAGTTCGCCAAACGCGTTCGCGATGTCGGTGACCGCGCCGAGTCCGGTGTTGATCATCGGGAGCGCGGTGGCTCCCAGGTCGATCAGGTTGTCCTTGATGTTGTTCCACGCGATCTGCGTCTGCGCGGCCGTGGTCTGCTGACGCTTCTCGTACTCCTTTTGCAGCGCGGTGTTTCGCTCCCACGCGCCCGCCTGCAGGTTCAGCGAGTCCGACAACAGGTCGCCAGCGCCAGCCAGCTTCAGGATCGATCGGGTGACACGGATGTCCTCAAGCCCCAGGTCGGAGAGGACGTCGTGAACGTTCCCGCCTTCGGCTTTCACCCGCGCGAGCCCGGTGACGAATGTGTTGAGCGCGCGCGCTGGCGACTGCTCGAACGAGCGAGCGAACTCTTGGACCGTCATCCCCGACGTTTCGGCCCACACCGCGAGGTCCGCGCCGTTGCTCTGGATGGCCTTGTCCATGTCCATCAGGACCCGCGAGACCGCCGTGCCGCCAGCCTCAGCTTCTTCGCCGACCGACGACAACGCGTTGGCGATCGCCAACACTTCGCCCTCGGAAGCACCGACCAGCTTGCCGGCACCGGCGATGCCTTGAGCCATCTGCACGATGTCGCGTTCGGTCGACGCACCGTTGTTGCCGAGAGCGACCAGCGTGGCACCCAGGTTGTCGACCTCGCCGGCACCAGTGCCCATGACGTTCGTGATGCGGGCGATCGACGTCGCAGCCTCGTCGGCGGTCAGGTTCGTCGTCTCGCCGAGCTTGATCATCGTGTTCGAGAACGACGCGATGTTCTCGCGCTTCACCCCGAGCTGGCCGGCTGCTTCGGCGACCGCCGCGATCTCCTGATGCGTCGCCGGCATAGTGCGCGCCATGCCCCGCAGCTGGTCTTCCAGCTTCGCCATCTGCTTCGCGCTGCCACTGGTCGTTTTAGTGACACCAGCCCACGCGGTTTCCCAGTCGACCGCGGCCTTCACCGCTGCACCAACCCCGATGGCGGCCGCAGTCCCGATCTTTCCGTACGCGTTCCCGATCTCGTTGAGGGCCTGACGCTTCGACGCCGACCGTTCGAGCTCTCGCGTGAATCCCTTCACCGACGCGACCGATCCGGCGATCTTCGACTTGAACCGCGAGTCATCAAGATCGAGCTGGACGGCGACCCGGCGAACGCTCACGTCAGCTCCTAAGAGGTCGGGGGTCGTGGCCGTTGGCGCCCGCTTGGGCTACCGTTCGCGCCATGGGGAAGAGCGCGTCACAGAAAGCGATCGGGACGTTCCTGCTGACTGGGGTATGTGCACTCGTCGTCAGTGGCGTCTTCACCGGTCTCGGCCTGGCGCTGTTGGCGTCGACTGATCCCAAACCCGGAGGCTGGGCTCTAGTCGTCGCCGGCTCGCTCGGCTCCCTTGGCGGGTTATACGCCTTCGGGGTCGCCGTCATTGGCCGAGGCGTCGAGCTGGGCCTTCGGGCAGCAAGCGAGGAATAGGCGCCAGCTCGGTTACTCCGGCGGCCGTAGACGCCGCTGGATCCGGCGCGGCCGCCTCGCCTGCTCGATCTCCTCAGGCGTGGCCAGGCGCGGCAGGTAGATCATTCCTGCGTTCGGGTGCGGTTGACCGGGCTTCAGCTTGATGTTCTCGTGCTTCGCCAGGTCGTTCCGCCGCTCAGCGTCGAGCGCACGCGTGAAGACGCAGACGTCCCGGTCAACAGACACGAACGCGGTCTGATCCCGGCACACCTCGAGCGGCTGCCCGCACTGCCGGCAGAAGCCCAGCCGGTAAAGCTTCAGGGCCTCCATCTGCGCGAATTCCTCGGCAGACCATTCCGACTCCGTGGTCGTCACTGACCGGACCAGACGGCCGTCCGATTCGTACTCGTGGGTCGTGACCGTCTCTGGAACCCAACCGTCTAGGACGCGGGGCGCTCGCCCGATGGCTTCTGCGATTTCGAGACGTCGGACTGCGCCTGGAGAATCGCGGAGGCGAGCAAGGAAAAAGGGACCTTGGTCCCCTCCTCGTTCAGGTTCAGGACCGCGGCGGCGAGCCTGTTGATCTCACCGTCCACGAGGACCTCGGCGAGCCGTTCCCAGTCTTCGTCGTCCAGTTCAGGGGAGACAACCGATTCGGGGATGGCGACCTCGAGCAGGGAGTTCACGTCGGCACCGAACTGAATATCCAGCTGGGACGGCTCCTTGCCCATCGGATGGTCGGTCTTCATCTCACGCCAACGACGAGATGAGAACGCCTCCAACTCGAACTCGAGGGTGTTCTCCAGCATCTCGGCCTGGATCGCCTCAAGCTTCTTCGCCACCTCCACCACCGGCGACTTGGCGCCGGCCAACCGCGACGGCCCCTTGCCTCGGGCAACGTCGCTGGTCTTCAGCTCGTCCTCGAGGCGCTGGGCCTCCACGACGAGGTCGCCGCGGGTGCAGACGTTGACCATCTTCCGCGGCAACTTGGCCTGGGACAGCAGCTTCTTGACGTCCTGCTTCTTCTTCGCCTTTGCGGGCATGACTCGACTCCTCGACTCGATCGACTCGATGAAGATTGGGAACGACGGTGCGGGCGTCGAGTCGGGCACCCGCACCGCCGCGTCAGGGGTTACGCCAGAACCGCGAGGTCCTGCTTGTCCGGACCGGTCACGACGACCTTCTGGATCACCGTGAAGTCCGAGTACTCGTCGTCCGGGTCCACGGGCTCCTTCATCTGGCGCCCGAACGTCACCGGAGCGACATCGACGAACTCGCCGGCCGACCAGTCATCGGTCTCCGCGTCCAGACCCAGCCGCAGAATCAGGAATCCTGAGACGCCCTGCTTGAACGTCAGGTACGCCTGATACTGGATCGAGGTTGGGTTCTGCGGATTGAACACGTACTTCAGATCGTCGATCTGGGGCGTGAAGCGGCCCAGGCGTTCGAACTGCCGCTTGGTGCACAGGCGGGCCGGCGCGTTGCCGGTCGACTGCTCCCCACCAAAACCGAAAGGCCCGACGAAGTCGCAAGAGACCGTCTTGGTGATCTCCGCGAGCGTCGGGGCGAGGGTGGGCGAGGCGATGGACGGCGCGAAGCCGACCGTGGACAGGCCGAGCGTCGGCACACCCGGAGGGAAAACGGGAAGCGTCATGCTTACTCCTTGGACTGGTCAGCCGGACTTCCGGCCTTCGATTCGGATGTGGACTGACTCGATGCCGCCGTTTTGCGGGCGGGGGTTCGGTTGGGCTTGGCCGGCAACAGGTGGCCGCCGGGTCCCACTGCGGGCTTGTCGATGACCTCGTGGGTGTCGTCGAGCGAAGCCGCTCGGATGGAGTACTCGTGACCGGTGACCTTGTCCTTGACGCGGAGAGGCTGGTCAGGTTCGTACTTCGGCTTGCTGGGCATGCGGTGCTCCTTGTTGCAGGCGAAAACCCCGCCGGAGGTCGACGGGGTTCGGTGGGCAGAGGTCAGGACGACGAGTGCGGAATGGACGCAGAGAAGATCAGCGGGGTCCAGTAGCGGGGCGGCCGTTCGTCTTCGTCGCGCATGCTCGGGCCGGGTTCGTTGATCTGCAGGAACGGCCGCACTGTGACCGTGTCGTACGGCGAGGCGAAGACGGGCCGCCAGGACTCCATCTTCGACGCGACGAGCTCGACGAGCGGCGCGAGCGCGGACTCGTCGCCGACCACACAAGTCAACTGGGTCGTCCAGATCAGGCCGTTGCGGCGACCGGAGAGCCGGTTGCGGTTCCCTGGCCGGCCCGCTGAGGGGTGTTGCACGACGTAGGGCCTGACCCGCAAGTCAGCCGAGTTGACAGTGGGCGGTTCGACATCGTTCGGGCTGCCCACGACGTGACCGACACGGCGCAGGTACACCGTCAGGTTCGAGATCTCCTTCAGCCGGGCATCGACCTTGTTCTCAATGACCCGGCGAGGGATCGCCGCCATCAGAGGATGTTCCCGCCGAGCTCTTCGATCGCCCGCACGAACCCAGGTTCGACCTCATCGAACGCCGGACCGAGGAACGGCTGCGGAGCCATCTTCGACGTCCCGTACTCGAGGTAGATCCCGTAGTCGGCTGTCGGCCCGATCTCAGCTGACATGCCGTTGATGTCGGCCGAGATCGAGTTCCGCAGGTTGCCGGTGTCGACGGGGGCGTTGATCTTCGCGGACGCTTCGATGTCGTGCGCGGCCTTCGCGAGCGCCTGGCTGCCGGCGACCTGCATCTTGAACGGGGCTTCGGACAGGTCGGCGGCGAGGGCACGGACTTCGGAGGCGTTGAACATCAAGGGGTCGCCTCCTCCAGCTGGTCGGTGCAGTAGAGGTCGCGTTCGAACCGGAGCGAACCGCGGTCGACGCGCTCAACGGCGAGCCGACGGCCGTCCTGCAGGGTGGCGTCGTTGGAGGTGACGACTTCGACGACGTAGCCTCGCCGGATCGGTGCGGCCTCCCGGTCGATTGCCACCAGGTACGCGACGGACGAGACAGCCTGGTCGCCGATCATCTGGTTCGCAGCGTCACGGCCGCCGGACAGGACTTGGATCCGTGCGCCGCCGACGTACACCGGAGACGGCGACCCTGCGTCGTCATACGACAGGTCGTCCTTGATGTCGGGGGCTGTGGCGCGGGGCCAGATCTTGACCGTCGCGGTGAACGTCTTGGCCGCTACGACGGCATGGTCCGCTTCCCACGCCGGCGGGATCACTGCAGTGCCTGGCCGGCCGTGCGCCCTGCGTGGCCGTGGCATCGCTCAGCCCTCAGCCAGTTCGACGTGCCCGAGCGGGTCATACTCGACGACCTCGAAGAACCCGTCACCCTCGGCCTCAGCCGCGTACTGCTCACGCAGCGTTTTCGCTCGAGCACGCAACGCGTCAGCGACCTTCGCGCCATCGGTGGACAGGTCTTGGGTCTTGATGACCTTCGACGACAGGGCCTCGTTGTCCGCGATCGTCTCGATAGCGGTTGCGGCTGCGAGCAGCACCGCGCCGTCAGTCAGCGCGAGGAACGCGTCGATCTCCTCGTCGGTGAATACGGGGTTGTTGTCGTCGACGTCGTTGGCGAGGAGACGGACCTTGCCCCTGTTGGAGGTCGGGTCGTATGGCATGTTCGTGCCCCTTCACCTCGTGGGATGTGGCGTCCTGCCACGACCCCACCCGAACCCAGGGGAAGCGGGGTTCGGGTGGGGCAGAAGCGGGACGTTCAGCTGGCGACGATCGCTTCCAACTTCTCCGTCTTGTTCGACGCGCCGCTCAGGTCGATGCCGTGGTCGGCGGCGTATGCGTCGAGCTGCTTGACGGTCCAGTCGTCCGAGGGATCACCCTCGGGAACCGTGACCGACTCCGAGGAATCGCTCGGCTTGTCGGACTTGGCCGACTTGCCGGCCTTCTTCGCACCGTCAGGCAGCAGATCAGTACCGATCCACGCCTTCGGGACCGAACCGAGCGGCTTGCCTTCCGCGTCGACGACGTCAACGAAATCCTTCTCCGTGTACGCGCTCATGTCAGACCGCCAATCCGTCAGACGCCCAGGTGAACATCGGGTCACCCTGAGCGGCACCAACGATGTGCCGGCCGCGGTAGTACACCGCGTCCACATCGAACGATCCGTCGTCGGCGCCGAGCTCTCCGCCACCGATCGCGCGACCCTGATCGGCCTTGTACCGCAGATCCGGCGTCTCCCAGCCGCGCAGGAACGCGACGTAGAACGCCGGCCGCGGTGCCCGCGGCAACGGGAGGACGAACCAGGCAGCGCCCGGCAGGTTCTCCAGCACCGTCAGCGTGATCCGACCGCGCAGCGGGTTCGGCTCGATCGTCTCCACCGAACCGGTGGTGACGCGGATCTCGGTCTGATCGAGGAGCCGCTGAGCGGTGAACTGCAGCGCCGGCCCGACAACGAGCTGCAACGGCCCCGGCGACAGCAGGTTGCCGTCGGCATCCTTCTTCGTCGAGACCGTCGTGATCGCTGCCTGCAGGGTCGACTGGCTGAGAACACCCGTGCCGATGTTGGCGTTCGCGACCTTGAAGAACGCCGTGTTCGGTGCACCCGTGACCGGGTTCGCCAACTGCAACAGCGCTTCGTAGTCCTCGGTCAGACGCGCCGAGTTCGCGAACTCACCCGGAACCTGGGCGAGCTCATCGATCTCGTCGTTGATCTTGGCCTCGAACGAGTACCCGAACATGCGGCCGAACTTGGCGACCGAGATCGCGCGCTCCGCCACGGAGTAGTCAGCCGAGGGATACTCGGACAGCTCCGGGACACGTTCGAACCGGCGACGACCACCGGACAGCTCGCGCAGGTACTTCGGCCTGAAGTTCCGCACCATGGTGCGGGCAGCGAACTTGCCCCACTGGGTCGGCATGGCCTCGTACTGGGCGAGCATCTCGCGGTCGAGGACGTCGCCGGCGGCGGACTTGAACAGGTCCGACGTCGACAGTGCCTCATGGACTGCGAGGTTCGCGTACTGCGAGCCATTGAGAGCCGAGCCGAGCAGCTCGGCGGCCTCCTTGACCTGCTTGGCGCGCTGGCCGAGAACGGCGCGGCGTCGGGCTTGGGGCCCTTCACCGGCCATGAGGCCAGCTTCAGTGACGCCGAAGGATTCGGCGATCGTGGTGATGCTCATGGTTGGCCTCCTCAGACCTTCGTGAGACGAACGTGGACGGTGCCCGCGCCAGCGGACTTGGTGCCACCGGTTCCGTCAGCACCGTGCAGGGTGTGACCGAACAGCGTGTTGCCGCTGGAGGTCGTCGTCAGCACGTTGCCGCTGGTGATGTAGATCGGCGTGCCTTCGGCCGCGACCGCATCGGTGGTGGCCAGATCGAAGACACCTTCGGTCCAGACGGTGGCGCGGCCGTCGATGTTGCCGCCCTCGTTTTCCTTGGTGGCCGTGACGCCCGGAATGGCGGAGAACAGCAGGACCGGCGAACCGGACGGCGTGTCGGCCGGGACCGGGGCACTGAACCGGCTGCCTTCGTGGAGTCGTTCGTTTCGCATGATCAGGCCTCCTTGACCTGGCGGCCGAACGCGTTCGCGACGGCCTTGTCGATGTCGGTCTCGGAAACCTCAGAGGAGGTGTCAGAGGGGCCGAACCCCGTGATCGTGCCGACGCCGGCAGACTCGGCGAGCCCGGCGAGGTAGGACTCTTCGGCGGTGCGGGCGGCTTCGACGCGCTTGTCGAACGCCGCCTCGTCGAGCTTGCGGTCGTCGGTCAGCGGGACCTCACGCAGCGCTTCGGCCACGATGCGGTCCACGATCGGCGCTGCGAGCGTGGCGTTGGACTCCCGCACCTTCGTGCGGGCGCGCTTGTCGGCGTCCTTGCGGGCGTCGGCTTCAGCGACCTGCCGCTCTGCCGCATCGGCGCGCTGCTTTTCGGCGTCACGCTCAGCTTCCAGCACGGTGGCCCGGCTGTTGGCTTCATCGGCTCGGCGGTTGGCCTCCTCGATTTCAGTTCCTGCCATGGTGTCCTCCTCGGACTCCTCGGTTGTTGACTGCCCAGCCGGGATGACTGGGACGTATTGGGTGACCTGGCGGACCTCGACACGGGCGCCGGTCAGAGCGGTAGCCACGCCGTCGGCGTCCGAGGCGTACGTCTGCTGGTAGACGCCGGAGTCGTCGCCCGATTCGACCTCGAACCAGGCGGTCGCGTCGTCGAAGTCACGGAGCCAGACGTAGACCTTGTCCGCGGAGTAGGCGTCCTTCACGACCGTGGACAGCGCTTCGCGCTTGTCGTTGACGGTGGCCTCAGCGACACCGCGGTCGAGAGCGCGGGCGTTGGTGCGCGCCGACTCGAGCAGCTGCAGGACCTTGCCGCCGCGGCCTGCGGCGGTGACGAAGTCGACGGAGTCGATGTGCGCGAGGCCTTCGATGATGCCGCCGCGACGCCCTTCGGCTTCGCCTTCCACGATGTCGGTAGCTGAGCCGCGGATCGAAAGGCCCACGACCTCGGCCAGGTCGGTGAGGAGCTCTTTGTACGGCGCCATCGGCTTGGCCTCGGCGACCACCGCCTGCCGTTCGGCGTCCCAGTGGCCGTCCTCGGTGAGGACCGCGGCGATGTCCCGGACCGAACGTGCCGGCCGGTCGACCTTCTCGCTTTCGCTGGGGTGGTCCAGGTACATGTGGGTGCCGGCCTTGAACAGCGGCGCGGCGGCCTCGACGACGGCGGGGGAGTAGTAGCCGCTGGAACCCCAACCCGCGGTGATGGCCTGGATGACCATGTGGCCGTTCTTGGATTCGACCTCGCTCAGCGGGCGGTTCTCGGTGACGAGTTTGGGCATGGCGAGGGTCCCTCCAGGGCGGTAGATTCTGTGGATGGGTGACGGGGCCGGCAGCTGCCAGCACGAGTCGGTGATGTCCTCGATCGAGCCGGTCAAGCGCGATGGTCAGGTCGGGTTCGCGTTCGTCGACGAGTGCGCGCGGTGCGGCACCACCTGGTACGAGGCGTCCAATCTGGACAAGTTCCCCGACACCGGCGGACTGGATCCGAGGCTGCACAACCTCTAACCGCGGGGCGCCTTCGCCGGAACGATCGACGGCCGCCACTCCGGTGTCTGACGACGCACCGCCCACTTGCTCATCGGGAAGTCGCCACGGTCCCAGGCGGCCAACCGCGCCGGGCCAAGGATGGCCAGCTGGTCGGCCTTCGACAGTTTCGCGAACTCGGCTCCGCCGTCCGGGAGCGTTGAGCGCGGTTCCTCGATGTCGAACCCGAGGTCCTTCCACGACTTCGTCACCGGGACACGGACACACCGACAGTTCTGGTGACCCAATGGGCCCGGGACGCTCGGCGGGAACTGTTGGCCGTGCATCGACCAGCACGCCGGACACGTACGGGAACCGAGGCCGGCAACCCAGGTCCACCCGATTACGACATCGGTGTGCAGGCTTTCGGACAGCTGCGCCGCGGTGCGGTGCGCGTCCATCATCTCGGTACGCGCGATCGTCAGCGCCCTGGACAGGCCGCCGTTGAACTGTTGCTCGGTCCGGACCAGCATCCGGCGGGCCGTCGTTCGGGGGTTTGCGCCGGTCAGCATCCCGCGCACGAGCTCGCGCTTCATCACCCGGGTCGCTTCAGGCTGCAGCGGCAGCGTGCGGGCCGTGATCTGTTCGGTCGTCCGGTTGATGATCTCGTCGATCCTGATCGGGTCGATCCGTGCCCACAGCGACGTATCGCGCTCGCTGGGCAGACCAGTGGGCAGCTGCGAGTTGACCATCAGCTCGGTGATGAACCCGGCGTTGTTGACGACCTTCTCCAGGTCACCGATCACCTCGGCGGCGGTGCGGTCGACCAGTTCGCCGAGGCGTACAGAGATCAGGTTGAGCGCGTTGGTGAGGCGTTCCACTCGGTTGATCTGGGCCCTGGTCAGGCGTCCCTCGCCGGCAGCGATCACCAGCTCGTCCAACGCGCGGGCGAGTTCGGGGGCGACGTCGTCCCAGCCGCGGGCCCACGCGATCGTCGCGTTGCGGACCTGTTCCTGCTGGATGGTCGCGATCTGGTTGCGAAGCCGGTTGACCAAGCTCTCCGACTCGTCGGAGAACGCCATCAGAGATCGGGCTCCTGGCCGTCGCGGAACCGCTTTACCGCAGTGTCACCGGCAGACGCGAGCGGGTCGATCCAGTTGCCGTCAGCATCGACGAGCTCGGCCATGACTTCGTCGATCTCGTCGACATCGAGCGCCGTGAGGAGCAGGCGGGCGATGACCTTCGGCGGGATCCTGTCGGTACCGTCAGCGGCCACGATGGCGTCGACGATGACCTTGATGTCGACCTTGTCCAGCGACGGCCACTGGAAGTTGATGACCGCGTCGACGTCGCCGGCAAGCGCGATGATCTCGCGGCCGCGGTCGTCGATGCGGATGGTGCCGCGCAGGACGCCGGCGGGCGCTTTCACTGACTGGCCGATCACGTACTGCAGGAGCGCCCGGTCGGCTGCCTCGTGCAGGGACCGGCGCAGCTGCATCTCATGCTTGGTCGGATCGTCCAGCGTCTCAGCGACGGCGCGGGCCCCGGTCTGGCCGGGATCGGCGAGCAGCATCGTGACCGGGACACCCAAGGCGGCGGCGACCATGCCGGCCAGCGGGCGCCCCGACTCGGCGTCGATGGTCGCGCCGGTCTTCGGGATCGCCTCGAGCTGGGCGTCGGAGGACACCGCGGTCGCACCAGCTGCAGAGCCTGACCCGGCCGGTGCGGGGAGGTTCGCGACA